GATAGTTCCGTGTAGAGTACTCCCATGCCAACCTACGAATTTCGTTGTGAGTCCTGTGAAGCCTACGGCACTGGGGAGTACTCCATTCACGAGGCCGCTCAAATGAGATGCCCTAGATGTCACACTTTAATGTCTAAAATATACTCAGCTCCTGGTTTAATATTTAAAGGCAGCGGTTGGGGCGGAAAATAGGGTTTTATACCTGTTAAAATAGTTTAATGCCAAATGCACCTAAAACTCCAACGCGTACTATCCGCGTATCTGACGAGCTGTGGACAGCTGTCCAGAAGAAGGCTGCCCTAGAAGAGGTCACAGTCACCAGCGTCATTATTGAAGCTTTGAATAATTACGTATCTGGGGTTGACAAGGAGTAACTACCTGATTAAGTTTGTACCAACCTAATAGGAGGTACAAATGCCAGACAATAGTGTAGATGCTCTACTTGATGAGCAGTTAGAAATCGTAAAAGGTGAAGTACGTCAGTACGTAGCTCTTAAAGACCAAATAGACTCCCTAAACAAAAGAAAAGACGACATTAAAGGTCGTATCTTTGCTGTTGCAGAAAACTACGGAGAGCCTACAGACAAAGGCCATATTGTTTTTCCAATTAATGAAGAAACAACAGGAACTAAGTCTATTGTTAAACAACGTCGTGCTTCTAAAGTTTTTAATGAAGAAACGGCAGATACTGTTCTAACAACTAAATCTCTAAAAGAACGTTGCGTTAAAACTGTAGAGGTTCTAGATGAAGACGCAATTATGGCTGCATACTATGAAGGACTATTGACCGACTCTGACATTGATTCAATGTTTCCAGAGAAGGTTACTTGGGCTTTAATTTTGGAGAAGTAAATTGCCTAATGACTTTATTGAAGAGACTTTTAGCGAATTAGACGCTTTTTATCCTGGAAGCAAACGCAAACGTCGTAAACCCGTCCCAGAAAAACCTACGGTAGAAGTTGTGCCTTGGGAAGACGAGTACTTTGAAAAGTTCATAAACGGACAAAAAGTAAAACTATATACATTAGGGTCTTTAGCTAAAGCCATAAACCGCTCACCTAAAACCTTGCGTAAATGGATGGAACAAGGTAAGTTTCCACAATCACCTTACCGAATGCCAGATACTGTGGGTAAAAATGGAAAAACCTACGTTGGTAGAAGGCTATACAGTAAAGCGATGGTGGATGCCGTGGTAAAAATATTTGCCTCGGCTGGACTGCTACACGCGGATAGAGTAGAATTATCTACGCACCGGAATCTTGCAGACAAGATAACCGAGGTGTGGAATGAAATCCGCACAACCGAAACTAACTAAGGAGAAATGCCAAATGGCTATTCAACAAACTGCCCCAGATGCCAATGCGTATGTGGCCGAAGAATCAATCGATGAGCGTCCTGCTCAATCAACTACCAAGTCCGCTTCTGATGATGTTGTTTTATCAGGATGGGATGCTGCTGAAAAACTAACTACTGCTATGGGAGATTTTCCTGTAGAGACCCGTTTAATTGAAAACGAATTTCAAGTTTTCAAATTCTTGGACCAAGAAGGTCCGTTTGCTATCTATAAGCAACACTTCCTTAATCAAAAGACTTCAGGAAAGCGTTCATACGTTTCTCTTGGAGCAAACGACCCATTGTGTGTAAAGCTTGGGAGTAAGCCAGAAAACAAGAGAGCATTTTCTGTTGTTAACTTTAGTGCTGAAGAAGGACCTCAGCGTCAAATGTTAATTGCAGGTTCTCGTTTGTATCAGGCTCTACATGCTGCTCACTTCTCACCTCAAGGACCTCTTACAAAGGGTTACTGGGCGATTTCTCGCACAGGAAAGATGGCTGCAACTGTTTACACCATCACCCCTATTAAAGAGCGTGACTTGGAAGAAGACTGGAAAATTAATCCAGAGACTGCTGCTGCGGTTGTTGAAAACACACAACCATACACCGCTGATGCAATTCGTAAACCAACTTGGGAAGAGTTGGACGAAATTGCTAATTCACTTATCTAAAAACTAAATCACTTTAACACTTAATAGCAGGGTAGGACGTGCCCTATCCTGCTATTAAAAAAGGAACCCACAATATGAACATTATTACCACTACAGAAGCTTTATCAGAAATGGTTAGTCACTATCTAACTCAAGACGCTTTTGCTTTTGACGTGGAAACTGTGGGACCACAAAGAGGTCTAACTCCAGTAAACGAAGTTCTTTGGATTACTTTTGCAACGCATGGTCGTTGTGATGTAATTCCTATGGGACATCCAAACGGAGAGTTTATAGAAGAAGTATTTCCTCTCACGGGACAAGGAGAGATTAGAAAACAGGAGGGTTTGGCGCTACGGCTTAGCGACTATTCAAGAGATAGTAAGAAGGCCACTAAAATATTTGGACCAGCGCCAGACCAACTGTTTCCTAACGAAGTGTTTTCTGCTTTAGAGCCCTTGTTGTTTGACGATAGTAAATTGACTATAGGTCACAATTTAATTTTTGATTTAACTTCTATTGCTAAGTATTACAAAGGTCGAGTACCAGAACCAGCTTACTTTGATACGATGGTTGCTTCTTTTATTGTAGACAACCGTAATAAAAATAAATGCGGATTGGACGATTGTTTAAAGCGTGAGTTCAACTATGAGATGGTCAAAGGTGTAGGAAAAGAGGTAGAAAAGTACTCTTTTGAAGAAGTTGCTAAGTATGCCTATTTAGACGCTAAGTACACATTTTTACTTTGGAAAACGCTACAACCACGACTAGAGGCTGCTGATTTAACTAAGGTGTTTTCTTTAGAGATGGACGTTCTTAGAGTTCTTTGTGATATGAAACTTACAGGTGCTGTAATTGACGTAGAAGCTTTGTCTTCTTTACACGCATCTTTAGAGTCAGATTTAGACAAGACTAAGGCTTCTATCTGGAAAGCCGCATCTCGTGAATTTAATATTAACTCTAATCAAGAAAAACAACACATTTTGTATGGACCTAAGGACGAAGGTGGTCGAGGTCTAAAACCTAAAATTTTAACTCCAAAGGGAGAAGATGCAGCTAAAGCAGGCAAAGAGCTATTAATAGAGCATTATTCGGTATCTGCTGAGGCTTTAGAACCATACAGAGACAAAGACGCATTAGTAACCGCGTTACTTGAGTACTCTGATTTAAACAAGCTTTTGACTACGTATGTAACTCCATACTTAGGTGGCGATGTAGTTCGTACGGTTTCAGGAAAATCTAAGATAGAACATAAAGATAGTCTTTTAATAAACGGAAAACTTCATTGTGATTTTATCCAACACGGAGCAGAGACAGGCCGTTTTTCTAGTAGAAACCCAAATTTACAAAACGTTCCAGCCCCTCACACACCAAATGGAAAAGCTATTAGAAACCTGTTTGTTGCTCCAGAAGGTCACTCCTTAGTAGTAGCCGATTATTCTCAGATTGAACCTAGAGTAATTGCTTCGTTTAGTGAAGACCCAATTATGATGAAGAACTATCTAGAAGGTGGAGACATCTATACAACAGTTGGCGACACCATGGGAGTGGACAGAAAAGCAGGTAAAGTCCTAGTTCTTTCTATGGCTTATGGAGTAGGTCCTGACAAGATTGCTAAGTCTATAGGTTGTTCTGTAGCAGCAGCACGCGACTTGCTTAATAAGTTTTCTGAGAGATTTAAGACTGTAGCAAGTTACAGGTCTAAAGTTTTAGGGGCTACTAGACAAGGCAGGCCTCCTTATGTGACCACCATAACCGGTCGACGTAGGTATTTGCCAGAGATATTTTCTAAGGACCCAGGCGTTAGAGCTGGAGCAGAACGTCAAGCTTTTAATACTAGAATACAAGGAAGCGCCGCAGATATTATTAAAATAGCTATGGTGCGGGCTCATACAATGTTACCAAAACAGGCTAAGATTACGCTTACCGTCCACGACGAACTGGTTGTAACAACTCCAGATAACTTAGTAGACGAAACAGTTTCTAAACTAAGAGAGGCAATGGAGGGTATTCATGTGTTAAAAGTTCCATTGATTGCTGATATTACTGTAGCTAAAAGATGGGGAGATGCTAAATGAAGTTTCCATTTTTTAACAGGTTTTCCGAAAACAAAGAGCCTGACTGGGTAGTAACTAGAGATTCAGTTCCTTTATCTACATTAGCTAGATGGTACATATATGATATGGGTATTGAAGAGCCAAATAAATTTGGGGGTAAAGTATTTAATTTAAACCCAATTAGTAGTGAAGGTAAAGAAAAAGAAGAAGAAGATAGCGTTAACAGGATGGGTTTTGTTATTCCTATACTTCCTTTTTTAAGCGTTATGGCAGAGTTAAACGCAAAAGCTATTGCTGAAGTTCAAAAGTCTGACATGATAAAACACGGTATGCCAGAAGACGAGGTAGATACTGGACTTGTTGAAACAACACAGTTCTATCAAAATATTGGGTTTGCTGCGCTAATATCTAGTTACGCAGCAGCTGCTGAGTTGGGTTTAATTGACATATCTGGTACATTTACAGACATAGATGAAATGGATAACAAATGAGCGATTGGTGGTCAAAAAAATTAGGAACGAATACTACGACTCCTCAAAGTACACCGTATATACCTCAAAACACTCCTCCTGTTGTACAACCCGCTCCACAAACGCATACCCCATCTGGAAATCGTCTGCCAGAAAGCGCGATGACCAGTTCAAGATGTCCACATTGTGGGAGTGGAAACTACGGAAAATCAAGCCCTGATACAAGAGCAAGATGTTATGAGTGCGGTTACCCAATACAACAATCAGGAACTGGAACTCCAGGTGTTCGGCTGCCTAGCAACGGTGCTGCTGAACCAACTAAACAAATAGACACATCAAATAACTTTAACCCAACAACTATCATTGGGAAGATTGAATAATGAGTTTTAATAAAGTATTGGCGTTAATTAATAAAAAATACGGAGAAGGCACAATTGTAGTTGCGTCTGACGTAATTCCTAGTACACGAATTACTTCAGGTTCACTTGCTTTAGATGTAATCTTAGGTGGCGGTTGGCCTACAAATCAATGGCATGAAATTGTTGGTGAAGCCAGTAATGGAAAAACAGCATTAGCTCTTAAAACTATTGCCGCTAATCAAAAGAAATACCCTAGTTTTACTGCTGTGTGGGTAGCAGCAGAACAATGGGTTCCTGAATACGCAGAGATGTGCGGAGTAGACCTGTCTAGAGTTCATGTTTTAACAACTAACGTAATGGAAGTTGCTTTAACTGCTGTTTTAGATTTAGTAGAAACAAAGGAGATAGATTGTGTGGTTATTGATTCTTTGGCGGCTTTGGTTCCGGCTGCTGAAGACGAAAAAGAACTTGAAGAGTTTACTGTTGGCCGTGCTGCGTCGTTAATGGCTAAGTTTTTTAGAAAAATGGAAAAAGCTGGTAGTCGCAGTCTTATTAAAGAAGAGCGCCCTTTTGTTGGGTTAATTATTAATCAATACCGTATGAAGATAGGTGTTACTTACGGAGACCCTCGCACTACTCCTGGAGGAGAGGCTAAGAACTACTTTTTCTTTACACGTGTAGAAGTTAAACGAGATGACTGGGTTGAAGTGGGAACTGGTCAAGAAAAGCGTCGTATTGGTCAGACTATTAAATTTCAAACAAAAAAGAACAAGTCTGCTCCACCATCTCAATCAGCTTTTGTAGATTTCTATTTTGCTGATGGTGGCGCAGTTCCTAAAGGTAATTATGATTTTGCCAAAGAAATTGTGGCTATTGGTTATTTATACAAAATCATTAAAAGAGCTGGGGCGTACTACAGATACGCTGGTCGTCAATGGCAAGGTGCAGACGCTTTGTTAGCCTCTTTAAGAGAAGAAATAGATTTAAAAGAAGAGCTAGAAAGAGAAGTTTTGGACGTTGTTAAAAACAAAGGCACTTTAGGTGCTGACCCGACTGTTGAACTTGATGAAGAGTGAGGGTCAAAAACAATCTCTAAAGCATGAAAAGAGATTAGCTAAAAAAGTTGGAGGTGGCAGAAATGCTGGCTCTGGGGCCTTTTGGCAACGTAAAGGCGACGTTAGGTCTAAAGACCTTTTAATAGAGCATAAATGGACTGGTAAACAGTCTTTCACAATGAAAGCCGATGTTCTTGAAAAGATTATTACAGAAGCTATATTAGACAGCAGAACGCCTGTACTAGGTTTCAGTTTAAACAAAGAGAACTACGTAGTACTACTAGAGGATGACTTCCTGCAGATTCGAGATACGCTGCTAAACATGATAGACTTGGAGCGAGAACACACGGAAGAGGAGTAGCCCTATATAAGGAGCATACTTCTTGCCTGCAGAACCCCAAGACGATTGGCGTCATAGCGCCAAGTGCCGTGGTATGGATACTGAACTTTGGTATCCCCCTCGTGATAAAGATTTATATAAAGAAATAGCAGACAGGTCAAAAGCTGTGTGTTTTGGCAAAGATGGTAGACCGCCATGCCCAGTACGAATTCAATGTTTACTTGAGGCAGATAGAGTTGACGAACCCCATGGTATCTGGGGAGGACTTAGTCATCGTGAGCGTAACGCGTTAAAAAGAAAAATAGAAAAAAAGGGAATGACGCTTAAAGAATGGGTTATTGCAGATAGCACAAAGAAGTAGTCTGTGGTAAGTTCATCCTCTAGGAGGAGAGATGATTCTAAGAACAGAAAAAAGTACTGCTTTGGATAAGTTTTTAAAAGCAGGTAAAGCAAACAGCAGGGTGTTAGGAAAAGTAGAAAGACATGTTCTTTCTACACCTCGTGATGCAAGTAGAAGAAGTGATTTGTTGCACCCGTCCGCTATGGTCAGCCCTACTTGGTGTCACAGAGCTTCTTACTTTCATTTACTTGGACATGAGCCTGCACCAAGACCTATAACTTTAAATCAACATATGATTTTTGCTGAAGGTCATCGTATCCACGAAGTTTGGCAAGACGTGTTTAAAGACATGGGAACTTTGTACGGTCTTTGGGAAATGAAAGATACGGGGTTAACGTATTGGGGGTTTGCTGCTGACCATGAAGGCCCTAAGAAATACAGAGAAGTCCCTTTAGATAACGAAGAGTTAATGATTACAGGACACGCAGATGGATGGCTTGTTGGTTTTGGTGAACCACTTCTATTGGAAGTAAAGTCTATTGGTATTGGAAGTATGAGGTACTACTCACCAGGGCTTGTAAAAGCAGATTCTGATTTTGCTGCTGCTTGGAAAGCTATTGAAACACCATTTGAATCTCACATTTCTCAAGTTCAATTGTATTTAAAGTTATTAGAGTTATCTGACCACGAGGTTACTCCTCAAGAAGCGGTAATCATTTATGAATCAAAAGTTAACCAAGAAGTAAAAGAGTTTGTTATAAGAAAAGATTCTTGGGGAATTAACCACGTACTAGACGCCGCTAAAATGATTGTAGAAGCAGTAAAAACCAAAACTCCTCCAGATTGTAACAACGGTGGTAGGATGCTGTGTCAAGGATGTAAGGGGTATAAAGATGAGCAAAAGTAGTTTGATTGCAGATTCCGTTAGTAGTAACGCCTTAACTACACTCAAAGAACAAGGGTTTATAGTTGACCTAGAGGTTGATTTAAGTAGGCCAACTATACCTAGCAATATAACTGAATTAGGTGACGAAGATTTAATGGAGCTGTATACCAAATTTGTTGCGTATTCAGACTTTATTAACACTCAACTTTCTTGTGCAATTATTGATGAGAAAGAGCTAGAACGACGAATAGAGTTAGCAGAGGCTACTACTTTTCTAACGTTATCGACCGCCACTTCTAAATTGACTACTGTACGTCCTCAGGTTGCTTCAGATGAGGATGTAGTTCAGTTAAAAGAAGAACATATGCAAAAGTTTGCGTATAGAAAACTTATTGAAACTATGGCTAACAACTACGATAGAGGAAGCTCAGTATGTAGCCGAGAGCTAACAAGACGAACTTCTAACGATAACTTTAAGACCCGAGCAAAGAAATTTACAACATGACCTCACCCATTAAATTTTTTGATGGTGGGCTTACAAAAGAGGCTAAAAAGTTAGCCATAGGTATTGACCAGTCTTATTCAGGTTTTGCGTTTACTGCTATGGACATAGATACAGGTGATTGGATGACTACAGTCAGCAAGGCTCCTGGCTCTCACGTTGATAGGCTGTACTGGATTGGTAGTTCATTAGAGAACACTTTAAAAACTTTATCTAAAGATGCTGAGGAAGTAGTAGTTGCTATGGAGGGATACGCTTACGGCTCTCAAATGGCAAACATGGCAGGAGAACTTGGCGGTTTAGTTAAGTTAACTTGTTTTATGGGTCTTGACAATTTTCACGGCAAGTATCCCTACATAATCCCACCGACAGTTCTTAAAAAATATGTTACTGGCAAGGGCAACGGCATTCAGAAAAATCAAATACTGCTTCACGTGTATAAAAAATGGGGTGTAGAGTTTACTGACGACAACGCTGCTGACTCTTACGCGCTCGCTCATTTAGCTGCTGGAAGGCACGGCCTTTCTTATGAAAAAGATATTTACAACAACATACAGGACCCTAAATATAGAGAAAAGCCTTAAGCTTTAAGCATTATGGACCAGCCTATTCCCATTAGCTCTTTAAAGCCTGATTACGAGGCAGCCATGGATATGCGTGGAACCCCGACCCATGTCTGTGTTTGTGGGTCAACCCTGTGGAACGTAAAAGCTATGTTTGAAGACTATGAGATTTCTATGTACTTTTTAGACATGGAGTGCGCCCTATGCGGGTCTTTAGCCACCGCTCCCACCCTAGTAGATAGTCCAGGTTACACCCCTAATTAGTAGTTAAATTGCCGTATATTATTTCTCACGGGAGTACTACTAGACGAATACAGAGGAACTACATGTCCGAAATACAAGAAGAGCAAGTATTACGCGTAGGCGCAGGCAGTAACCCACAATCCGTGGCCTCAGCTATTGCACACGCCATATACGAAAGCAATACTTGCAAGATTAGAGCCGTAGGCGCAGGCGCAGTAAATCAAGCTGTGAAAGCGATTGCTATTGCTCGAGGCTACACCGCTCCCAGAGGTATTGACCTAGCCTGTGTGCCGGGGTTTGCCTCAGTTGAAAGTAACGGTGACACTATCAGTGCTATCGTTTTTAGAATTAATGCAGTCAGTTAAGCCTTATTTTTCAAGAGTAAGGCCGTATTGTTGTATTACCAACTCTTAGGCCGAAGAGGTATAAAATGAAAGAACCAAAGAGCAAGTTTTCTACGATGGAAACCAGCGCTGCCCGCGGAGCACGAAACGCTTCTGCTGAAGGCACTTCTGGCAAGCTTGTTAAGAAGAAGGGCGCTCAAGCTGGCGACCCCTACGCACAAGCAAAACCTTCACGTAAGAATGTAAAAGCAGCTGGCGCACGTGCGTATGGTATTAGAACTGCAATGCCTACTTACAAAGACCCTGCTGCAGGAATGACACAAGCTAACGGCAGAGTATTTACTGCTGCGCTAAACCGTCAAGCCCCTAACTTTTCGTCAGGTGCATCAGACGCTTTAGCAAACTAACAACTTAATAGCGAAATAGGACCGAAGCCTAACGGCTCGGTCCTATTTGCATTTTCTCGTTTTGTAACGCCAATAATTGTTAAAGTGTGTTAGGCTAATGACACTCATGTAGTTAAGCATGAATGGGAGAGGCCTATGTTATCTGAAAAGATATTAAATATAGCTAAAGAAGGCTCTATAAATGGCTGTGTTGTAAAGGTATGGTTAATTACTCAACCAAAAGAATTACAAGAAGCATTTGATTCGTTGATTAAAAGTCCAAATGCAAACCTTTCCGTAGCTTATAGGTACATATGTGAAGAAAATAGCAATTTACCATTTAAAAGAACTTCTTTCGTAACTCATATTAGAGGGAGATGCACTTGTCCAGTGAGCTAGTAGAAAAATTAACTACACTTTTAGAAACTGAAGTCCCTGAAACAGCTTGGCTTTGGCCACCTATTCAACAGGCTTCACCTACAGTTATAAAACCAGCTGTGTATAAAGATAAAAAGTCTAGCAAAGGTCAATACAAGTTAGTTATGTTTGTACCAGACCCACAAATTGGATACAGAAAGTATGAAGACGGTACATTAGACCCGTTTCATGACGAGGCCGCAATTGACGTTCACTTTCAATTATTATCGTATTTAGAAGCAAAATATGGTGTAGATGAAATTATTCATTTAGGAGATTTTTTAGATTTACCGACTATGGGTAAGTATGCCCAAGAAGAAATGTTCGCACACACAGTACAACCAGCTATAGATTACGGACATCAGTTGTTAGCTAAACAAAGAGCAACTTGTCCAAATGCAAAAATTGTTTTAATTGAAGGTAACCATGATTGTCGTATGAGTAAGTTTATTACTATGAACGCCATGGCATCTAAAGGTATTAAAAGGGCTATGCCAAAGCCAGATTCTTGGCCTGTCATGTCTATTCCTTATTTACTCAGATTAGACGAATTAAAGGTCAAGTATATTGGCGCCTATCCAGCAGGAGAGTATTGGTTAAATAAAAGTCTACGAGCTATCCACGGAACCAGCGTTCGCTCTGGGGGTTCAACAGCCAGTGCGTATGTAAACAAGAATCCTCACATTTCTACAATTTTTGGACACGCACACAGACAGGAGATGCAATATAAAACTGTACATGACCAAGACGGTCCCATCAGAAGCGTTTCAGCAAGTCCAGGGTGTTTATGCCGTGTGGACGGAGCAGTCCCTTCTTATGGCAGTGGCCTTAGTGAGCAAGGCCGTCCAGTAAAGCATTGGGAAGATTGGCAACAAGGAGTTATGATTGGCTGGATTAGGGAAGATGGCCATTTTATACTGCAGCCAATTAACATTTTAGATGGTTGGACGGTTCACGAAGGAAAAGAGTTTACCGCTAACTAACGTTCTGATAGGCGTATTATGTATGTATGCCAGGTACCCATCAGAATGTACAGAGTCTCGGAGCTTCGGGACTCTATGGAACTTACACTAATTACGGTGGCGGCGGTGTTCCTGTTGCTCGTTCTGAGCTCGACTATTTACGTATGGGTGTGGGTCGAGAACCTTCCGCAGAGTATCCAGATGGGTACCTAGGCACTATACGTTCACGACGTGACGACAGAGGCCTTGCTAACGGAACTTCTGACCGCGTCTTAGATAAAATGAAACAACGTGTAGGACAACGTTCCTACCAACGTGGAGTGCATCGCGGAGAACGCATTGACCCATCAGATTATTATTATCCTTCTGGTTTAGATAGAGACCGTGGAATTAAAAGACAAATGGCTGCCGCTCGTCGCGGAGACCTTGTACCTAGAAACGCACCAGTATCTAAACTAGCACCTGCACCTCATTTAGTAAATGATGGTAAAGCAAATACAAAACACAACGCTCCATATGAAGTAAACCAACGACGCGTTGACCAAATTTCTAGATTAAAGCCTGGGTGGAATTAATGCCAAATACACCTGATGGAGTATATGGAGAAAGACCATGGTCTACTAACAGACCTTGGATAGCGGCTGGTAAAGCTGCGTATCCTCCTCAAGCATATATTGGCCCATTTGCCAGTAATCAAGAAAGACTATTAACTCAATCTTTAGAAGTAGCTAACATGACGGCTGAAGAGATTCAAGAATACGTACGCCCACCCCTGCCTCAGGTAGAGATGTTTCCACCTAGATTTGGGTATAAGAACACGGAATACAGTATTGAGGATATCGTTGAGCTTACTAGCAGGACTTACGAAAGAACTGATTATGCTCAGCAGCCAAACACTACTGAGTCCACCAGTCGAAACACCCTAGGACAGGTATAAAATAGGATTATGGAAAATACAATTACGTATTTAGACGACCAAGGCGAAGGCATGCCCTACGTGCTTGACCCGGTAACCGGTAAAAGTTTATCCGTGTACAACGGGTCAGTTCCATGCGGAAGTTGCGGGTCCCTATTAAATCCAGTTCAATCTTTATCATCCACCCTATGTCAACCATGTGGCCGTAAGAAAGCAGCTAAATCAGTTGCTAACAGAATGGCTTAAGAAAGGTAAACATGACAGTCAATAACTCACGTTCACAGAACGCAGATATGTTAGAAGGCGCAACAGACGGTAAGTACCGTAAGCGTCGTCCAAACACAACTGTAGCCCCAGGTATGGGCGACCAGATTGTTGTTCAAAACCGTGCAGGTTTAAATCCTTATATGAATTATGATTTTATTAATTCAGAGGCTCCTAACAAAGTAAACCCAGGAGCTTAATATGGCAAAGCCAGCCCGCGCCAATCAAAGAAATGCTGGAGAGCACATTCTTAATAGAAAGCCTTTCAAAGCATCTAACTTTTCAGGCGGTAGTTCTTCTACAGGGCTAGGTCGTTTGCCAGAAGATGAAGCAGCAAAGTTTAAAGAGCATAACCCTGAGTACGTAGTTAACTCGTACCAGACACCAATTGCTTGGTATTCTGAGAAAGCTGGATGGCACGTGCCAAGCACTAAATATAGCTCGTCTACATCTAAGCATCAAAACGTAGTTCGTCGTGCAGTCGAATTTGGCGAAGGTAAGGATGGAGCAACAAAGTGATTCCAAGTAAGAGTCAATTTAATTCTAGCAAAGAAGGCTTAGCCGTTTTAGGAAAGGCCGTTTCTGCAGCAAAAGAAAAAAATGAAGCAGCAAAGAATGACCCATGGGTAAATACTGGTAAAGACGTAGCAAACGATTATCGTGACCCAATGCCATCAGTTAAAGTAGTAAAGAAAGCAAAATAATGAAGCCAGTATCTGCGCAATTTAAAAAAATTGAACTTCCAACTCAAAGCGAACAAGAAGTACGCGCTGTAGTGGCTAAAGGAAATAAAGTTGCAAACGCAAAGCGAGAAGCTTCTGATAGCGTATTTGAACAAGATTTACGAATGATTGCAAAAGAAGAAAAGGGTTCTAAAGTAGAGAACAATCTAAGAGTCCGTGCTGCTGCTGACGACACTGGACCTCTACGCAACCTAACTGAACGTGAGCACGGATTTGTTCAACAGGCACAAAATCGTTTTGAAAGAAGCACTGGACCTGAAAAAGAAGCACATCGTAAACAAATTGGAAAAGCGCTTCAAAAAGGCGTAATTGATAGTCGACGTGTAACTAGATTAGCTTGTCAAACCCCAGGTTGCGGTAGTTCTGTATCTATGGAATCCTCAAAGGGAGATGTAACCTGCCCTTCTTGTACAGCTTCTGGAGATAAGGCTGGAGCAACATATAAAGACCGCCCAGAAACCGTTATGAGTGGAGACCGTTCTGACGTGGGTACAAAACGTGGCCGCGCCTAAAAAACTACAAAACATCCCTGACAGACCAGAGTTTGAAGGTCGAGATGTGTACAAACATACAGTTGGGGACGACAAAGCAGCAACCGCAGCTAAGTTAGATAAACTTGGTGAGACTAATCCAAACGATTTAAGAATCCACGCTGGTGGATATTACTCAGTTTTAAAGAAACCTAAAAAGAATACGAAATAACTAGCCTTATCTGATAGGCTACACGTTCTACGATTAGGAGCATCAAATGGTTTTAGACCTGTCTACTTTAAATGACGGTGGAGCTGAACAAGAACCCCATTTTAGACTATTAGTTTGTCGTACCTGTAAAACGATTGATGAACTTCCTTCAGCAGACCAAGACCCAAGTAACGTACTTTTAGAGATAACAGTAGAGCGCCATGGTGCAGACCATATAGGTGTTTTATACAACGTACCAGCCGTCATTTGGATGTCTGAGAAAATGAGACCACAAGTTATCGAACAGATACAAGGTGGCGGTTCGTCTGGATTAGACGCTTTTGGAACCCAATTTTATGCAACTAAGATGCAGTTTGCAGAAGACGCTATGGCTTGCTACGGACAACATAATAGGCCTAAGGGTCAGTGCCCTGACTACAAGTCAGAAAAGAAAGTATTAAAACCAGGAACTGCTAAAGACAGAGCAGATGCGGGGTTGTCTTCAACTCCAACAGGCCCTAAGATATATCTATGCGATTTTTGTCCAGTTAAATCGTTTAATATGACCAAGCACCATGAGTCGAAGGGACTATACAAGTGACAGAAGAACAAGAAGTAGAAACACCTAATACTGATAATACAGAGATGGTTCAACGTTCTGGAGTTACTGCGTTCTTACTAATTAAACTAGATAGCGGAGTGTGGAAAGCTGTAACTGATTTGACTACCCCTCTGGCTGTAGACCGTCAGGCTGTAGTTACAGACATTAAGCAAGGCTGTCAAGAGATTGGGGATGCGATACGTACTCAAGAGCTTGCATGGGCTGTTTCCCAACATTTGAAGCAAACTGGGGGTGAGGATAGCCAGCGCGTAGGGGCCTCAGTGCGAGATGCTTTGGATAGACGCCAAATCTAAAATCTTGTAAACTGTAACGACAGGGGGTTCGCCATGTTCGTAGAAATGATTTGCACTTGTGGTGCATCATTGCAAATGGAACAAAATGAAAATGAAACTGCGTTATGGTTGTTATCTTCAAGATTTGTTGAAGCCCACACCGATTGCGGATTTGTTTCTGGAATAAATAAAGATAGACCAGAAGAAACAACTAAATATAATATAAACTTTAAACCAAGAGCTAAACGTTATCATCTTGATGACCCAGACGAAGACGAGGACGATTAAACATGCTAGAACCTGCGGAGACCTCGTTTTTTAGCAGGCCTTCTGCGGGATTAGACCCTAGATTGTTTAGAAATGGGAAAGTAATCCCTAAGGTTAGAAATTCTATCCTTCAAATACTATTTAATCATGTGAACTCCCGTTTTACGGGCTCTGAGTCATGGATGCACGTTTGGTTAGCGGGTTCTGGTGTTTCATACCAATGGGCCGCTCACAGAGAACCTGCAGACCTAGATTGCCTTGTTGGTGTGGACTTCATAGGATTCCGTCAGTCTAATGAAGACTACGCTAGATTTAGCAATAAAGAGATTTCCCAAATGTTCAATGAGGGTTTCAGAAAAGAGATTTATCCAGAAACCGCAAATTTCATGGGAGTGTTCGAGTTAACTTTTTATGTGAACATCCAACCAAATATTTTGGATTTAAAACCATATGCTGCCTATTCACTAACTGACGATGCGTGGGTTGTTGCCCCAACCACAGAAGAACTCGTAGTAGACCCATCTTGGGAACAAAAAACACAACGAGACAAAGACATGGCGATTGAGATTCTAAAACGCTACGGCGCATCAATGTCTAAATTAGAACAATCTTCTAACGAGTCTGCTAGAGTAAACGCCTCAAGAGAAAGAGAGAACGCGTTGACCCAGGCTGTTGGTCTTTATGAAGATATACACTCTGGAAGAAAACACGCATTCAGTGAGTCTGGAAAAGGATACGGTGATTGGTTTAACTACCGTTGGCAATCTGGTAAACGGTCTGGTATTGTTCAAGGATTACAAAAGTTAAAAGAATTAAAAGAATCGGATTTTAAAACTTTTTCTGAAAAAACATACGGCTCAGAGTTAGCAGACGCTAACGTTCTTATTCGTAGGGCAGCTTCACAACGTATTAACCGCAGTTAAACGAAAAAGAATTCGGAGCACAAACGGTGTCAATTATATGTTTTATGGACGGTGTTTTAAGAACCGATACTAAAGTACCAATTTTTGAAGGTATTTCTGTTTACAGAGCTTTAAACAACGGAACTAAAGTTGTATTAGGCGTAGATGATGAAAAAGAAGCATCTAGATGGTGTAGAGAACACAGGTTTACAGAGTTAGATGGTTTTATTGACAATACTGGTTTAGAAAGCGTAGAACCAGATAAAAAAGATTTTGCTAAAGTCCAAAAACTTCAAGCACAAGGCCCTATATTTTTAGTAATTACCTCTGATTTAGAATTGGCTAAATTATGTATAGAAAACGGAATAAGAGTATTTCTATTTCTACACCCTAAGTACTTAAGTCACAAGTTTAGACCAGATGGGCGTGAAGGACGACGTAGTTGGGAAGACATTCAAGGCGAGCTAGATAGACAGGTTCAGCTTATTGCCGAGGACCCACGTATATGAACATAGTTTATTTAGGTGCAGAGGTTCCTAGCAATAGAACTATTTTGACTGCAGCTGGAGCTAGCTGCATGGGAGTCAGCTTCTGGGGCCTTCAAAGACGTGGCATGCCTAAAACGATAAAATACGAGCTAAAAAATTATTTTCCAGACAACGTCAGGCTTTTTTTAAATGCTGGAATACCATTTAAACGAGATTTCCTTCAAGCTGAGTTAGCTGACTTTGCAGCTGATTACGAAGCGTTTGTAGCTGAGAACTTAGACAGGATTGAGGGGTTTACTGAGGTAGACCACCCACAGCTTACCCAGTTGTTCATAGACGAGCAGCGAGTTACCAGTTGGTCCGATGTGCCAGAGGAAAAGTTCTGGCCTGTATGGCATGGAGAGGACTTAGAGAGCCTTGCAGTTCGGTATTTAAACGTAGCTTTGCCTGGAAATTTAATTGAAAATGAAACCAGTTTGTCAGCAAAGACTAGGCGACTCAGTACCATACACGGAACTACTTTCCATGCTTTGGCTAGCGCCAAGCCAGACAACCTGCGACAGGTACCTGTAGAGACCGCTAGCACCCTTTCTTGGCTATCCCCCATGATGCGTGGAGAAACGATTGTTTGGGATGGAACAAAACTGCTTCGTTATCCTAAGCGTATGAAAGAACAATCACGCCCTAGATACAAGTCCATATACGAGCGGGCTGGTCTAGATTTCGATAGGATACTGGCAGACGACGCAGTAGAAATATCAAAGCTTGCTGTTTGGTCTTACCAACAATACGAGGATTGGCATCGTCGATTAGGAGAGAACGTAGTAACTATGAGTGATGAACTAGTACCCCAACAAAATGCGGAAACACCCCCTGCTGAAGTTACTCCGAGGGGGGTTGGTATGCGGAAACTTGAACAACGTAAACCAGAAGAAATGGGTGTTTTACCCGTGCTTGGAGTAGAGGTTCAGAGAGTACTTGAACCCGATGATGACGGCAACATGGTTATTAAAGATGTCACCACACTAAGGTCCAATAGCACTAGTTTGCGTGTATGCGATACGTGCTTTGTTGCAGCTAACTGCCCTGCTTTTAAACCACAAAACACCTGTGCTTTTAACTTACCAGTAGAGGTTAAAACTAAAGAGCAGTTGAAGTCTTTGATTAACGCTTTACTTGAAATGCAGGGCCAAAGAGTGGCTTTCGCTAAGTTTAGCGAAGATTTGAACGGCGGATACCCCGACCCAAACGTCGGACAAGAGATGGACAGATTCTTTAAAATGTTAAAAACTATTAAAGATTTGGACGACTCACGAGAGTTTATTCGTATGACTGTAGAGCGTCAAGGAGCTGGTGGAGTACTATCTGCCATCTTCGGAGACAGGGCTCAAACTCTTCGAGAATTACCAAATGAAGGATTAAACGAAAGCAAAACTAACGAGATTATTAAGCAGATTACGGACACAG